ACGTGCATCTTGACGAGAGTACGCCTCACGCCCATGTCACCATCATTCCGATAGCCCCTAACGGCAAATTATCGTTCAAACATTTCTTTGGCAAGAATAAGTGGGAGGCGAGCAAAATAATGACACAGTTGCACGATGATTTGTACGAGGAAGTGAGCAGTAAATTCGGATTGGAGCGCGGCGAGGACTGCCATGTCACCAACGCGCATCATGTTGACAAGGCAGAGTATTATCGTGAGCTTACTCGCAATATCAAAGAGTGCGAAAAACGCCGGAAAGCGCTGTTGACGATGGTTACGAACCTTGCATCCGCCAAGCGCGACCTTACCCGTCAAATTGATGAGTTGGAGAAGCAACTGAAGTCCAATCAGGGGGATGCCGAGCAACTTGAGAAGAAGATTGCCGACCTTAAAACGCAAAAGCAGGCAGTTGTTGATGTGTTGAAGGATAAGCAGTTTAAGTTGAGTATTGCCGAGCAGCAGTATAAAGAGGCGAAGGAACAAGCTGATGCGATGGAGGATAAGTTGCAGAATGTCACCGAAAAAGTTGCCAAGAAGTACAACATCGTGTGGCAGGCTGCGTTGGGGAGTCTTTATCATGCTGAAATCAAAAATCTCTATGACAGTTGCGAGAGCTACGAGGATCATATTTGGATGCAAAATCACATCAAATTCGGTGAGATTCACAACCCGAAAACTTCGCAAGAGATGCTTGATTATGCATTCCGGATGTTCGTCACATATGTCGATGGAGCGACCACCTTTGCCGAGAATACCAATGGTGGCGGAGGCGGTTCTGATGATGACTGGCGACGTCGCAAGAATGAGGATGAATTCGCCTTTGCAAACCGCTGTCTGATGCAGTCATACCAACGCTTCTACCCTATGAAGTTCAGCGACCGTCGTTCCGGTCGCCGCCGCTAAACCGTCTAAGATGCATAAACCAATTGTAATTTGCTTATGACAAAGACATCCATCAAACTCAAATTTCGTTCCTCATCGGTCGCTGACCGTGAGGGAACGCTCTACTTCCAGATTATTCATGACCGAGTTGTGCGCCAATTGGCTACCGGTTATAGAATCTTCTATAATCCGCAAAACGAAGCGTTGCGTTCCTGAAAATCGAAACGTATACTTTCACAAAACGAAACGTTCAATTTTTGAAAAAAATTCGACCGCCGTAAGGCGGTTTTACGACCTCTACTACATTTTAAAACGGCGTTGGAAGCTCATTCCAACGCCGTTTTTCGCTTTCCGCTTTTGCTTACGCGGCTTCTTCTATCGCTTTGAACGCTGCCACGCTTTCCGCTTTAACGATTTTTCCGCGGAAGGCGAGCCGCGACCCGACATACGTGCTCGTATACGATGCATCGAACCTCGCACTCGCGCACGACACGCCGCCATACGCATACGCGTAGTAGTCGCCGCGATAGACCACACGGCCTGTGGATGTTGACATCCAATAATAGTCACAATAATATGTATTAGAGGTACCATTTACCGAACCTACAGGTATCACGTCCATATAGAGACCATGAGCAACCGCCGTAATCCACCAACCGCTATTGGTCATGCCCTTAACCATGCGCACTGTCCCGTCAGGCATGAAGATTCGCCATTTGCCGACATTTCCGCTATCATTGGGCAAGTCCACATTATCCATCATGTCATATTTATGACCATAGATATCCTCATAGCCCAATGCGCATATATTATTGATTTGCTTAACGGTGTAGTTGCCAAGGCTGTCAGTTTCCTTATACCATGCATACTGATAAACCACGTTATCAATAACCGATTTTGTTATGCCCGAGTTATAATTGACTGCGATTTCATAACCTATAGTATCCGTCATACCATGAGACACGGTTCCTCCGGTAGTTCTCGTATAGCTATGCGAGCCACCTCCGCATTGACTTTGAATATCCCTTCTTCCATATTTCGCATAGGATAAGTTTGCTATTCGTGAATGCATCATAGCATCAATCTGTTGCATTCCTCGAGCCACGCTGTAATAGTGAAAATCTGTCCACGACATACTGGCTGCTGTCGTTCCTCCGGAGACACAAGCCCTAAGCTTACTACCGACAACAGTACTACCGACAACAGCACATAGGTGCTCCTCATCCCAATACCATTCAGGTTCAATATCCTCTATCTTGGACGAGTTGGTTAATACTACCTTATCAAATTCAGCAGTCTTAAGTATGGTGAAACACAACATCACCGCCCCCTCTGGGACATCTTTAACCAGATACATTCCTGGTTCAAATTTGCTACTTAGCGACGGCACTACCACGCTTTCAATAACTGCGCCAGAAGCATCACAGAATACCGAACCCACAAGATTTGTGCCCGGCACTGTTGGGAAACGCACTCTCTTATAGTCGACAACATCAACCTGACATACAGCATAGCTCGAATCAGTCGAGTAGCTTGCCTGTAAGGTCTCCTTCCCGCTCATGATTTTTTGCCCTGACAGATAGCCAGACTTATTTTTGATATCATCAAGAGTGAGTACTGTCGCATTCGGTATTGCCGGTTTATTGTTTTCATCATTGCTACTATAGCATGAATAGAGCTTGCCATTCAAGTAGTCATTGATACCCTTCTTCCACATACCCGGCTCATACATCATAAAGTCTCCCTCTGTACTGTCAAGCTTGGCCGGTGTACAAGATGCCAGATCTTCCGAGTCCGCATAATAATTAGAATTCTCATCATGCAGTGGGAAGTACGTCATCTCTCCGTCCTTGTTATTCATAGTAGTTTCAGTACCACCCATGGTCACATGAACGGAGGTAGCCTTTTTGGTCACCTTTGCAAGAACTCGATGACGTTTCTTCAATATAGCAGTGATATGACCGCTGGGCTGATAGTCATTTCCAAACTTATAACCGGTTTCATTATCTAAATTACTCCCGTTCTTGTCATCACTCACATTGCTGTCAAATTCAATCATCGTATATTCCGGCTGTTTGATTGTCAGCTCCTGATAACGTTCTTGAAGCATAGCATACTCCTCATCATCTACATACTTTGTGAGACGAACAATACCGGTCATTGCGCAGTAGTCAACAGCGTTCCCATCGGCATCAATACCCTTCAAGTTCTTGTAGCGATTAAGCAAGGTACCGTCATCCTCCACGTCGATACCTTCTATTCTTACCCTCTCTACATTTGAGCATTGTGCCAATATTTCGACCCAGTCGATATTCGGACAGTTAGAATATCTCAGGGTCTTTATTGTTGAATAGTTGCCCACAGAAAGCCCATCCATCGTCAACAAAGGCAACGACTCCAAGCGCAAGGTTTGAATTGTCGAACCAAGCATTGCCGACACTACAGGTGCGCCCGGTGCGAACAATACAGCTTGCACATTAACACCTCTGGCATCAAGATATTGCAATCTCGTCTGATTAGAGAAGTCCAACTCCGTTGACGACAAAGTCCCCGTCTTTGCATTAACTTGACCATACAAATTAATATTAGTCAGCTGGAGACACTTGTCAAGTACCAGACACCATCCAGATGAACCGCTGCTTGATGTTGATAAATCTATCGACCTCAATACTGTGCATTTATTCAGATTGATATCGCCGGTAACATTATCAGCCACACCGCGCATATCAAGTATCTGTATTTTGCTCGCCCCATACACCCTAATAGGGTCATTGACTGTAAATGCATTTGCAAATCGCAGGGTTACCGTCTCTCCATCCTGCGCCTCAACCGATGGCTGCAGGTGGGGCGCATTGTTCGTTCCATAGCCTATATATGCCTGCTCATTGACCGTTATCTCCATACTGTTAGCCTCCGCCGATGACGAACGCGTCAGATACATATCAATGTTATCAGACAAGTATTGGCCGGTTTCATACTTCGCATCAAGAAGTGCAAAACGGTTCTTGATAAACCAGTGTCTGAAAGCTTGCTTATCACCCTTGAGTGCGTAAATATACGGATATTTCACAGTCTGTCCATTTACATTCACGCCCTGAGTTTGTGGCAAAATATATTTTTTCTCACCGCTCTTATTGTACACGCGCTCACACCAGTTACCCTTCTGCTCATCATCAAACACTTCGTAGATCTTTTCTTCTGTGAGCTTTTCGCGCATTTTCGCCGCCATGTCCTTAAGCTCATCGCTTAGATTGGCGAGAACCAGACACCATAACCACGACTCATAACCTTCAAATGCATACTTCGACTTCTCCGAATCCCATGTGCCGCGCATAACATTATAGAGATATGCGAGCATTGAATCATTGCGGTCGCCATGCTGAGTGTCTCCATCGTAGTAAATGAGGTACCATATCACCGCGTCCCATGTCGCCCATATCGTATTTTTCACTCTCTGGTCAACCATCAAATTATAGTCAGTGAAAAGATACCAACATAGCAGAAACTCAAGGCAGATATAGTCCGAAACCTCCTTTTTAAACTTACTGCTCACAAAGGTGGAAATATCGTCAGGAGTCGCATTTGCAGGAACACAGTCTCTTACCCATTCCCACAATCTTATCAATGCCGTCTTGCGTTTATCATCTGCCGTCGACCAAGTCATATCCTTGGGATAATTAAACTCAACAGCATTGCCCATCTCGCTTTCAAATTGCGCCGAGATGTCAGCCTTGCCCTGGAATAGACATAGCGGTTCTGTGTTATTAAGAAACTCCAATGCAATGGGGCATTCAGGAGAAAAACCATCCACACCAGTCATTCCTATAATATCATACCAATCACTCTTGTCATGGTTCAAGTTATACTGACCATAATACTCAGGCGTATCCTCTAACGATTCCGCAGAGAACACATCGATTGGATAACCATACACGGATGTTCTGACCGTCTTATCATACTGCTGCGGAGGAGTGAGATAGCCCAGCGATTGCATCATGTCATTCCATACCTTCGCACCGCCGGTGTTCTGAGACATTGACGAATCTGAATAATCCGACTTCGCACAAAGCACTTTCACCTTCTTCTGTCCGGGCACAAGTTCCAGCTTAAGCGTTGTCTGCTTCACCCCGTCAATATACATCTCAGGATCTTGACCTTTTGCGCAGTATATACGATAGTTCTTGCTCGGATACTTAGTGGAAGATGTTCCCTGAATACGTATATACACATTCTTCAGATAGACATATCGTCCATCCGGAAGCCACAGATGCACATCTGCTAAAAAGTCTGTGCTCTTATTATTCTCCGCATTTACCGGGTCAAGACCATCCTTCCTCACAATTAGCATCAATGCTTTGCCTTTAGCCTTGAGCTTATTGAAATCTATTGATGTGCCGTCATCGCTCAATACGTCATTCTTCTCAAAGAGCTGCGCCATCTCCTCTATAGTCGTGCGGTCGACGATGTAATTATCCGTATTCTCATCATCGCTCAGAGCGCGGTTATACGCCTTGACATTGCGAACCTCCACATTCGCCCCATCCGACTCGATTTTTATTCCTTGCGGTGTCGTCTGAACAAAATTGTCCGTGTCGCCATATATATCGGCTGCAACTCGACTGCCGTTTACATATAGCTCCATCAGTCTGCCGTCAGACCTCTTACCTACTACGAATGAAATCTTCTGCCATTCATCTTCAGAATACTGTCGTCCAACTCCAACCTTCTGTTCTGTCACACCACCATCATCATCGGTCACCTGCTTGGTGGAGCCTGTGTACATCATCGCCTTATCAGCGGTTATCTCAAAACCCTTTGTACCATCCATGCACGACACCACCCTACTCTCCTTGTCGATGATATTTGAAACTTTAAGTTCCATCTCTATCGTGCATCCGGTCGTAGAGGCATCCGTGGCAAATGGCTGATACTCTATTTTTGCCGACGCTCCATTCATCAATTTCAACGTCTCTCCGGTCCAGCCAGATGTCTTCCAATCCACATTTTCGAAAGTCGTTTCAACTCCGTTCGAACTCCATTGTGCCGGATTCTCCTCTGCGTTACTCCTACCCGATGCCGATAACTTCATCACCATGCCATACGCAGCCTCACTAACATCTATCACGCTACCCGACACATTGATGCTCAACTCATATTGAGTCGTACCACACACCAATTTCATCTCGTTGCCACCCTGCTCAGTGAAGCGGTTCGTATAAGTCTGCAACGATCGAGGCACACTGACGCTTTGCACCTTATCCCCATTGCGATATATCTCCACATTCGCCGGTGTGACACTCGGGTCATACACCGCATAAACAAATGACAGTTGCTCGTACTGGCCAACCTCAAGCTCCGGTGTTTGATGGTTAGTGGTAAATACTCTACCATCCCCGAAAGTGTGCATCGTCGCTATAAGCGGATACGTTGCCCCCCGCTTGAATATATCAATATATATACTCTCGCTACTCAATGTCAACCCATCAGTCTCCATCTCGGCAACAAGCTGAACCGTATGTCTTCCGACTGCCATACCAGACATCGGAATATTAAAACTGCCATTAGTCGTACCGCTACGCTTCACCGTTGCACTGTCCGTTTGCACACCATCCAAATACAACGAAACGATTTTATCACCTTTGCCATTTACTGCATACGGAATGGACACCGTTTCTGATTCACCGTAGCCTCCATTTGCTATCGAATTTACAAGATTATAGCTACTTGACAGGCTCAACGACACGACTGTTACACTCGCATAGCTCTGTTTACTCTGAGTTTTACCGGTCGTCGGGTCTATCGCCGATGCCTTAACATATATATCTGTGGTTCCCTCCTGCAAATACTTGCTCAGATCAAACGTGTACGTACCCCTGCTGACATCACTCGTCGTTGCGGAATAAACCGTGATAGCTCCTCGTTTCACTTCTATGGTGATACTCGCCTTCTGCCCTGTGCTTTCACCCTTTTCGTCTCCCGACGTGTACTGATGGTCATAGGTGTACGTCAATATTGCCTCGCTTCCATCCTTAATCGTTGTCTTGTCAACGCTCGCCGAAAGCACTATTTTTGCCGTAGTGCTGTCAGTGTCCCCGCTACCGCCCCTACCTGCCGGTATCGTAAATTGCAATATCTCCGACGACTTGCCGTTAAGATGTACCGTCACTGTGTCGTCATCATTCTCCACTACCTCCGAGTCAAACAATGTACCGGCTTCCAACTCCGTCATCTTTGCCGTCACCACTCGGTTCTCCACCGGATTCGTACTGCTTGCCGAGAGCGAACTATCAACCTCTACGCTGTCAACCACGATATTAACATTCCCTGATGCGTCCGGAGTTTTCTTCTCTCCATTCACCGTCAACGTCTTCACCGTGCCACCTCCGCCATAGTCCGTCCATGCGCTCTCATTCTCCCAACTTGACACATCGGTTCCCTCAAATTGCTTCGTCTCCCATGTGCCCTGTTCATTGGCATAAGTTATGCAACGTCCTATTTGACGTAGTTTCTCCTCCACTGCTTGTATCGAGTCCGCAAGGGTGTTAGTCCCATATAGCTCGGTCGCATTAATTGTATTACCTCCGCCGGTGCCGCTGACCTCTTCAAGCTCACCATCATCATTCCACGCATACACCGATGTGCCGCATAGATATAGTCGGTCATTACTTCCAAAGTCATCCATGTTCGGCGTGATGTCATCCGACCATGAATTATAATACTTCGCCCCCAATCGATAGGCAAACGCATGAAGCGATTTTATATACACAAAATCACCGCCGGACGTATTCACGCCTACCGTTTCTATCTGCGCATCATCTAGTATGGCAGCCAGTCGTATCGTCTCGCCATCCCCTATCGCATTCAAATTCTGGAGCGCAGCATCCACAGCATCAGCAGCACTGCGCGCCTCCTTTGCCGCATCCACAGCATTATTTGTGGCGGTAGTTGACTCCTCGATCAATCGCTTCACAACCGTCTTAGCGCTATCCGTTGCTTCCGTAGCCTTATCTGCCGCCTCCGTCGCCGTCACTGCTGCCTTCTTTGCCGTCGTTGCCGCTGCCGTAGCTTCTGAGGCTGCGTCCGTCGCCGGCTTGCTTAATAAGCTTACCGGAACACTCACCACTTCCGTCCCTCGCATGGCCGGAAGCGAATTAACCCCATCGAGACTATCCACTTCGGTTAGCTCATCGACGCTTTGGCTCTCCGCCTTAATAGCATTGAGCAATTCATTCTTATCTTCCTGTGTCAGTGCCATTGTTATCCTATTTCTGATTTATTATCCAATTGTATCTTTAATCCATCGATAAAGGCTGGTGTCCCGTAGGTATTTGATACCTCTATTAGTGTCCTCACCTCATCTTCGGTGTAATCAGTTTCACCCTCGCTTTGATATATCTTCATCGCAAGCGCATGAGCGCGTATCCCGTTCACGTTCAGATAGAGCATATTTGCCACACTCTCCCTCGCATCGCCCGTTTGATAACGCGACCTGTCTATACCCGTAGGTATTCTGAAATACTTAAAATCTATTTTTGCCATTTTTATGTCATTTTATTCTTTGATTACTCCAACTATCAGTCCGGCTCTCACCTGAAATCTCACCTTGTCAAGATCATAATCTTTAGGATCAAAGTCCACACCATAGTAATATTGCGTATAAGAGCCATCGCTCCCCATATCTGTAGCAACCCTCAATTGGTTGCTCCCATTCAACACTACATTCCCATTGAGTGCATGATATCCTCGAGCATTTGCCCTGATATCCCCATACATCAATAAGCCAACATTATTCCTGCCTCCCGACACATTGATGTAGGCGGCATAATTATCATACAACTCCGATGGCGTGTTATTATTAATGCGCAACTGACATCCTCCTAACATCATCCCTGCAGGCATAGTGTCTAACCCAATCCCCACCCAATGATACTTGTCTGAAAAACCAAGATATCCACTGCCTGAAGAATGTAGAAAAAACTTACTCGTCGTGGCATCAACTCCCGCATATTCACTTCCGGCATAACCCCCGGTCGCAGATATGCTATTGCTTCCTATCACAAAGCCGCCTATCGTCCCCGTATCTGCCGTTATCTCCCCGGAAAATTTCCCATTTACTGCCTCTATGCTACCATCCTCCAATATCTTAAAATTACCGTTCGCCGTTACCAACCCCTCTAATTGGATGATATCAGCCCGTATCTTCACTCCATCCTGCCCGGCGCCGACAAACGCCTTCAAGGTACCATCTCCCGAAATCGCATACAATCCCGACAATTGTGACGTGGTTATTATCCCTGACTCCTCCAGCACATTCCCCTTATCATCAAAATTCTGCGCCGCTATTCTAACAAGCTTCTCACTCTGTTCAAACAGCGTTTTATACTTATACGTGAGAGCCTCTATCTTATCCGTGCTCAACACAAGCATGTATAAGTATATGTCACCGGTAAACGATACCTTGAAATCCCCGGTCCCGTTCCATAAACCATTACAATTATACTGCTCATATCCATCCGTCTCGCCTATCTCATCCTCAATCACCATTGATTCAAAATCGGCGAACCCACTCTTGTCCACATCCTCAAACTCAATCTTCAACCTGCCCGCCTTTGCGCACCGATAATAAAACGACAAGTAGACAGGTACTGCCTCGCTCTTTCCTTCCGCGTTCACCTCAAAAGTAGGCTTCCCTCGCATCTCTTCATTGCTCTGTTTTATATACTTATTCCTTATGCAAACCACCGTCCTGCCGCTGTCTGTCGTGACAAACGCACTATCACCCTTTTTACTGATAACATTGCTGTTCGCCCATATCCATCGGTTGCCTACCAAGAAAAATACAGCCTCATTCGCCGTCTGCCATTGACTCATGCCCTCTCCGAAGGTCGGATTATTCAGATATCCCTTATCCTCCATGAAGTCTTGGCGCAAGCCCTCTACTGCGCTCGTTATCTTTCCCTCTGTTATCTCAAACTTCGTCTTTATATCCTCGCCGGTCACCAACAGAAACGTACCTCGCAAATATGCATTATCCGAATATAATCCGTTTCCCCGAGGCTGATTATCCTTCGGAAACCAATCATCACTTATACCGTTCAAACTGCCCAAGCGAGCACGCAAACATCCGCTGAAGCTTCGCGTCGAAACCCCGTCCATAACATCCACGCGCGGTTGACCATCCTCCGTCGCAGATATCAAAATCACATTCTGGCGTGACTTCTCCGTCGTGTTGCCCATCAATACACACTCATCACCAACCTCCGGAAGCCCTTGGTCGGCAAATTCACTAGCTTCCACAAATACGCCTTCAGCATCCACCGTGTGAACCTCTACCCAGTAACTCTTCAAAGTTCCACCTGCGAATGTCGCACAACGCATCAAGTCTCCGGCTACAAACGTATTTTCCGTCTCGAATACTATATGGTAATATCCATCCTCCTCCGACACCTCTTTTATCCTGCCATTCGCTGCCGAAACACACAGCTGACCACCGACACTCCTTACCCGCTCTATTAAAAGTTCGAGTATCACCATAGTCTGTCTTACCGTCAATCTGTCTATAGTCAGACGCGTTACACCATCCTCATCTGTCCACAGCTTATAACCCTCACCAAGAAGTCCGTCCACAAAACGTCCCGCCCCCTTCAGGACATCACTCGTGACCCCCTTGTATGCCACTACATCCGTGCTTCTCACCGACTGATCTAGGTAGTCGTCAAACTCATGATTATCCCACTTCTTAGAATTATCTGACTCCTTAGCATGGTCTGACTCCTTAGTGTGGTCTGACTCCTTAGCATGTGCCGATTCATCCGCATTCTCAGCATGTGCCGATTCATCCGCATACCCCGCTTTTACCTTAGTTGTCGCCGATTCATCCGCATTAGCTGCCTTTTCTCGCAGGTATAGATAACCGTCCGACGTCGCCATCGAATCAAGCACCGCCTTATTCTCATGCGTGTGCCCATCCCCAGTTGACGCCGCTCCCGTTACGACTACCGTTCCTCCTCCGCCGACCGAAGCGCTCTGCCCGGCATCGCGCAAACGCTTACTCCTCGCCTGTGCTGCCCTCGTTACTGTGATTACATTATACTTCTTTGCCATCGCTATTCATATTCTATACCTTCATAACTATCGGCGGAAAACTCCGCCATCTCTATCTCACTCGTGTCCTGCATCAGGTCCTGGACCTCGCTCAGAAGAATATACTTCCCTCGGCTTGACTCATCCGTCAATACCGCCATCGCCGGCAACAACCTCACCGTCCCGCTTAGTGTCGTCTTCCGACTCGCATATTGACTATAGACCGTTCCTATCAGCAAACGCTCAAGCCTGTCCGTAATCCCGGCTCTGCTAAACGTCTGTATTGCCTTATAACTCGAATCCATCACCAACCCACGCGCCGATGCATTATAGGTTTTACCAAGAGTCCCTACGATGGTGTCTATTGTGTACTCCTCTTTAGCACTCTTGTTTACCCATGCTGTATCCTCCACATCATCCTGCTCCACACTCGTGCCATTGCTGTTTACTACTGTCACTGTCGGCGACTTGTACATCAGCCACCGTGCCTTCGACCATATATCCTTCTCCTCTCGCTTATAGTCAAACTGATGTATCCCTTTCCCGACGTGCAGCTCCAGCCACCCGCCCGTCGGTGGCAATTCTATAAACTCCCCATCTCCCATTGCCTCCCACTTCTTCGGCAAACTATCCCTATAATAGCCTATAATCTGCTTATTCGTCTTCCATCCGCCAAAGCCCGTCGAGCTCTTCCGGTTATCAAAGTCATAATACCCCAAATACATACAACCCCATTCTCCCTCCCCGGAAACCCATTTACACAGACTCCCCGGATGTTGATAGCTGTCAGACAGCATCACCCCGCTGTTCTCATAATGATACAGCACCTTGCCATTTGCATCCTTCAGATACAACATCACCGGCACATATCCAAAATTTGCCCAATCATTCAGCCTACTCCAGTTCCCCTCCTCATTCGCCAATGCCGCGCTCTCAAACGGATTATACCTCACGTCAAACAACACGCTCAACTCTATCTTCAGCCTATAACTCGTCCGCTTATAGCTCACATACCCCAAAAAGGCCTTCTCGCTCTTGATGATCACCGACGAACTATATTTTCCGTTATTATGAACCCTCGGAAAGCCTCCTGTAGTCTGATTATAATTAGCACTCCGGTTCCCCTTGTAACCATATACGACCCCCGCCTCATCACTGCCGCTATACTCGCTGTCTATCCGATAAAATTTCGCACCATTAGCCAATGTCAGCCCCAAACCGCTCTGATCCCCTACTGCCATCCTGAAGCCGTCTGCCGCCGCATCCCAATCATTATCCATAAGCCACAACTGCCCCGTCCCGCTCGGTAACACATCATCATGCTCCAAGCTGCCATCTATCAACTTAGAGTCCGCATACGGAGAGAACGTTACCTTCACATCATTATACACCACGTCAGCCCCAAGCTCTGCGTCATCACTCTTCCACCAAACCTCTTCACTTACCATCCCATCATATAGAGCATTCAAATCATAGATATACACCTTCCCTCCCTTCTGCACTATTCTCAACGCAAAAGGTTGCAACACCGACTCAAGCACCTCTCGATACGTCTTCGCCTCCCCGTCCTCATCATAAAAATTCTCATTAAGCAAATAGATACCCCTCATATCTATCGCCGAGCCATACTCACTCAACTTCGTGCTCACATACTTCTCAACATTCCCATAACTCATCCCCGTCGCCTCTATACACGCCTGCAAAATCTCCTCCATCGTGCTCACACCATCCTTATCCCAGCTCTTACGTTCCAATATCGCAAAATCCGAAAACACAAACTGGACCTCATAATCCCTGTTATACGAATATGGCTCCTCATACAGCTCCGGATCAAGCATTCCGCTCCAATATAGCGCGCCATCCCTGTACACTTCCGCCATTATGCTACCAGGCTCTATCGTGTACAAGTCAATATACTTGCGGTCACTCTCGCTCACAAGCGTTAACGTCATCGCTGATGACTGTATCGGCTCTATCTTGTCCGTTTCCGCCCACTCTATGCTCACAGGCGTATCCGCCGCGAAAATCAGCTCCCCCACCTTCGCTGCGCTGCTCTCCTTACTACGTATCTTCACCAAATACTTCACACCATCCACGCTCACAAACGTGCCCTCATATATCGTGATCATATCTTATCCTTTCTTTATTTTGTCCTTTCTCTTATTCTCTCCTCCTTCGCCAGAAGCCCTACTAGCGTGCGACCCTCTATCCTGAAACGCACCTCTCCCGATGTGCCACCACCTTGAGGCTCTATCAACTGCTTCAACTTGTTTAATGGTGCCACTACCTCCGGATTATTCGCCGCCCCAGCGTACTCTCCAAAAATACCCAATGTAGGCCCGTATGCTATACCTCCATTCGCAAACTTAGGTATCGACGCCATCGCTATCAACATCTGCTGTTGAGCTATAAACGCCGCCGCTATCCCTGTCCCTACAAACGGTATCTCCGCATGTGCCGCTATTGTCTTCGCTGCCGCCAACGCGCTCCACGCTCCCGTCTCTACGCCAAGTGCCGCCGTCGTCGCCGCGCTTGCCGCTACTGCCGCTACTGCTCCCGCCTCTGTAGCTGCAGTCTCTGTCGTCTCAGCTCCTGCCTCCACTACCTTCGATGCAGCATGTGCCTCCGACACCCCGGTCAGCAAACCTATCATCGATGTTATCTGCCCAAAACCGCTATACAGTTCCAAAACACCATCTACCACTGCCGTGATCTTCTCCCATGCGTTACCATTACCCTTCAAGGCATCTGTCATGCTCTCTACCGCATTCCCGATTCCCTTCACCGAGCCCCACGCATCCTCCACCTTCAGTTGACTACGCTTCAACTGCTTCTCATATCGCTTATACGTCAATATCAGTCCCTCTACCTCTTTCCGCTGTACATCGCCAAGTGGATTCTTCGTGTCATCAAGCAGCTTCTGCAAGCTCCTGATCTTCTCCTTTATCCCCTCTATCCCTATCGCCTCAAGCTCTATCTTTAGCTTCTTACCCTTTAATCCGCTCAAGTCTTCCACTTCGCGCTCTATCTTCGGTATAGACGCAAGACGTTGCAGCACTTCTCGCTTCCGCTCAAGTGCCGTTATAGTCCGCTGTGTCGCCTCTATCTCCTCCGCGCTCTGACGTTGCATCTGGTTGCTATACCACGATATAGCCTCCTCCAACTCCCCAACATTCTTCAGACTCCCTATCTCCGCCGGTCGCGATGCCTCCTCCAACGTCCAATCCCACGCCTCTCGCAACTTCTTTAACTCATTGATGCGCTTCTGTATCTCTCCGCGCTCCGTCTCTGTGCAGCGCTTCAACCGTCCCTCATAATACGATATCTCCCCGTCAAGCCTCTCATACGTCGTTATTTCTCCTGTCAAAACATCTTCATGCGCCATATTCTCCATCTCCGCACGCTTCCGCTTCAACGCTCCTATCGTCTTGCTTATCTCAGCTCGCTCCGATGTCCCGGCGCTCTTCATCAGCTTCTCATTATAGCTTATCTCGCTTTCTATCTCCCCAAGCGTCTCTATCTCTTCTATCATCACAGGTACATGAGAAGACTGTTCGAATGCATCTCGAAGATTATTCAAACTCCTAATTTCTGCATCAATGTCACCTAACTCTTCCTTTGACGCCGTAGCTCTTAAACTTCTTTGATAGGCAATCTCTGTATCAAAGTCCTTAAGCGTTTTTAATTCTGCTGGTCTTCCCATCTCAGCATAAAGACGGCTAATGGCATCCTGCTGTTCTTGCAACTGTGTAATTGTAGCAGTCAATGTCCTAATTTTGTCCTCTTCAGATGGTTTGGCCTGTTCTAACTGTGTCTGATAATATTTGATATTATTGCCAAGCTCCTTATAGGTTTCTGCGTTTGCAATTAATTTCTTACCATCATAAGGGTCTTTATTTGCTGATTTAGTTTGTGTCGAAAGATTGTATTTCTTCCCGAGCTGTTTATATCGCTCTTCCATTTTTTTCAGCGTAGCAGCCTCCTCTTTAGCTTCAGACTCTTTGCCAGATACTCCAGCAAGGCCTGAGACCTTGGTTTTTTGTGCTTCAATCGCTTTACCGAGATCGGTATAACTCGCAGTTTGCCAATCAATTTCTTTTTTAGTTTCTTTAAATGCCTCTTGCACTTCTTTTTGAGCAGAAAGCATCTTCTGTGTACAATTTTCAAACGAGCCTTGAAGTGTCGATATTTCTGATTGTAATTTACCTACCTCACTGCCAAGTTGCTCAAAATATTTTTGACCATAGCCTACTTGCTCCCAATTATAGTGACTTTTACCATTTGAATCCAGAAACGTTTGCTGAAGCCACATATACTCGGACATCTTAGTCTCATACTCAGCTTTCTTCGCTCCTAATTGTGATGATAACACCTTAGCTTCTGCTTCATAAGCCAGCTGCCGACAATACGCCTCTGACTTATTAATTAGTACATCATACCACTCTGCTGCATCCTCATGATATCCAAGAGCTTCACCATATTTTTGATTAAGTTTTTGGACCATTGATGTGGCATCACCATTGGTTTTAATCAATTCTTGAAGTTTTACTTTTTCAAGTTCTAACTCTGCCTGTGTATTAGCTGTTGTATTATTAAATGCATCCGTTGCATCTTTAAGCAAATCAACATCCTCTGCAGCATCTTCTGCCTCATCACCCAAAGAAGAGAATAATGACACCAACCCGGTTATAACCACAGATATACCCATAGTCAGAGCTGCATACAGTGCAAGTGTTGCTACTGTCAATGCAGTTGTCCCAACCGTTGCAGAACCAGTGGCCATTGTTAACATATTACGTGCCATCGTTTGCACTTTCTCATTGATAGTCGCTAAAGCTGTTGCAGTCGCACTGCCCTTTTGAGCAATAGTAAAAGCTTTAACAGCTGCGATTCCGGCAATGATGGATTTATACAACATCTGGAATCCAATAATAGCCTGCCCTCCAACAGCGACAAATGTCAAATATGGCTGAATTGCACTCGCAATTCCACCTGCCCAACTAAGCATAGAGGTTAACTGATTTTCAAGCATCTGAGTTACAGCTTCACCACTTCCAGCCATATCCTCAAAACAAGTATCAATTGTACCGGCACTTTCCGCCATAGCATCAATATTTTCGCCAAACTTATCGCTAAGCTCGCCATTCAATGCTATCAATGCGCGCAATGACTCCGCAGACCCAAATAGCTTGCCATAAATTTCTTGATCAAGCATGCCATGCGCACTTGCATATGATTTAATGTCAGAATCCAATTGAGTTAAGAAATTCCTCATACCTCCCGCAGCCTTGATTGCGGCGGCATCAAACTGGATTCCCATTTGACGTGCCATTTCGGTAGCCTCACTACTCGGTTTGGTCAATGCAGTGAACACCGCCGCTAATTGCGTCGATACCTCCGCTGTATTGCCAGTTACTCCTGTCAACGTCGCAAATGCCGCAAACAACTCATCCACCTTTACTCCAAGCGCCGACGCACTTCCCGTCACCCTCGGTAGCGCTTGTGCCAGCTGCTCAAAACTAGTTACACCATTCTTCGCCGTCGTCTGTATCTTATCCTGTATCTCCCCGGCTGATGACCATGCAAGTCCATAGTTCTTAATAATTGTCGATGTTACCGTCACCGTCTGTCCCAAGTCCGCAATACCACCTACCGACGCTCGCGCACTCTGCTCCAAGAACCCTATCCAATTATCCTCAGGTACTCCATTCGATATCACCTGATACAAACCATTCGCCAACGCCTCCTTCGCCACCGGAACCTTCGCCGACAACTCTTCCACCTGCGCTGTCAACTCCTCAAGTCCATCCTTGTTCAGCCCCGCCATCGTGTTCACCGCGCGCATACCCACATCAAATCGGTTATAGCTATCCGCCAACGCTCCTACCGACTTATTGAGATTATCTATTATCGATGTCATCGAGTCAAGTAGCACCGCCTGCTGTGTCATCTTCCCTATCTCATCTGTCAGATTGCGCACATTTCCCACGGTCTCCTCTATCGCTGACCGAAAGTCCTCCGCATTCACGCTCAAGGTCTCAAACACCTTCGCGCCATTGGTATCAAGCTCTATTCTAAATTTTACCGATTTGTCCATCCTTTTTTCATTATTTTTTATTATTTTTGTGCCATAATCTTTTCGGAATGAATACTTTCTTAATTAATCATCCCTTCATTTTCAAGTGCCTCTGCTCGCTCTTGATTATCCTGATCATCCTTTGGGTGGCCGGGCTTAACCTTTATTGCAAGAATCCTAAAAAGTCCGACGATATTATCAACCACAAAGATTAACGCAAGCCTCGCGCCGCTTTCGCTGCCCGATACCGCTCTTGTATATCCTCTTTCTTCTCAGTTCCACGACCCTTTCCGCTCGTTGACTTCTCCCACGGGAATATCACTATATCTTCCGGCTGTAGCTGCTTCTTCGTGTATGGCTGTAGCATACACATCGCCATCCATCGATTCCGCTCCCATGCCGTCCGTTCTTCCCGTTCCTTCTTCTCGCGCCACTGTTCATATATCGTCCGGAACTCAAATGGGGTGCACCGACAAAAGTCTTCCATACTCATGCCTATACACCCCATTCCTATCCCAAGCAATATCTCGACGTTACTCTCTACTTCATCTCCGGCTGACCCTTTTTTTTTGAATCCTCCTGGACTTCATTATAGAAGCTCTTAACGCCATCCGGCTCAAGCTGGTCCGCAAACGTCTCAAAGTCCATCTCAAACTCAATACCATCCGCGTTGCATGCACTTACCACACAGTAATACATAAATTCAACTATCGATGCTACATCGTTCGAGACCATCTCACTGACATCCGTGCCCGTCGCTCGCTTATAGCGCACCATCGCGCCCATCGTCACTCTGCAAGGATAACTCTTACCCTTCAGTTCTACATATTTTTCCTTCTTCATAGTCCGGTCTATTTTATCATTCAGCACTATTCGTCAATCCCGTGCCTACTTTCTCAACCTTGCCGCTGTTCTCCAACTGCAAGCTATATTTACCATCATCCCCGGCCTGTGCGTCCGCCTCAAGCGATGTGATGATATATTTACCCTTGTAGCCTCCAGTTGTCTTACCTGTACGCTTGTCTCCGTCTCGCAGCGAATACGATGCCTCTATCGGCTCTCCAGCCAGCTGCATATCCTTCAGCTGATCATACGTCGGCATATCGCTGTCGCCATCTGTCAGTATACAGCCATCTGCGCTGATACTCTCAGAGAAGCTTTTTACGTACTTCTCTTTCCACTTACCGCTCGTCGCTTCTTTCGTCACGCGCTCCCCGGTCTCCGTTGTTGTACTCACCTTACAGCCGGTCGAAAACGCTAACGCTTTCCCTTCAACCGATAAGATCAAATCAGTGCCATCCAGCACACTATGGTTCGATGTCTCATTTGCCATATCTCTTCTTTATTAAAATTGTTAATACTATGCCGGATATTAACCCGACGATAAATGCTACGAACGCCATTCCATACGCATTCGATTTCTGCTGCGCCGTGGACTTCTCTTCATAGAGCCCTTTGTAATAATCTCGCTCCTCTCGCGTCGAGGCATATAGACTCTCATAATAGTCCACCTCTGCCGCAAGACTGTCACACGTCGCCACGACTACTATATTCCCACCTTCCCGGCTTACCTTCGCTCCGGCTTGCCCACTCTTTCTGATATAACTCGCCGTCGCCGGTAACTTAAGGAGGCTGTCCACGGGCACACTCAGACTCACCTCGCTTCCCGGTATAACCTCCGTCTTGACTATCCGCACCTCTGTGCGTACACTGTCCCTCTCCACGCCCTGCGCCAACTCCCTCTTCACTTCGATGTTCTCTGCCTTTTTGGTCGTCGCGCAGCTTCCGAAGCACAGGGCAATCATCAGCATAACGACACCCATTGGCAGTGTCCAACGCCTTCCGGAAGCGCGCAAGCTCCCTCTTCGTAGAGGCCATCTCTCGCTTGGTCGCCTGTAGGTCTTCTCTCGTCGCATTTAGCTCCTCTTTTAACGGTTTTACTATATTCTCCACCAAAATGCGAGTGGCATTCTCGGTGTTCGTTATTTCCACAGTCTCAGCTTCCGCCCTTGCCTTCTCCGCTTCCGCGTTCGCTTTTCTCAGTGTCGACCTTAACGACAATATCCCTACCAAACACGCAAGAAAGCCTCCGCCGAGTATCAGATTGATAATCTCACTCCAATTCATGCCACTGCATTTTTTTACGGTTACTGTTCTATTCCTATCTCTTTAAGCCAGGTCTGAACATTGAAGCTCGGACACGCCTTCGCTGCCACTTCATTGTGTCCTATAATCCTGACTCTCGGAAATCGCTTATGGAAATCCTTTACGTATTCCTCCATCGCTCGCTTTTGCGCTGTAGTGCGTGTGTCCTTTGGCGTCTTGCCATCCTTCGCCAAGCCTCCGCTATACACCACATGGCGGCTGACCGAGTTATACCCTTTCGCCCCATTAGTGATCTCCCATGGGTCTACATTGGCATCCTCATTATTCCCAACAAGCCGCTCTACTTTCCCATCCAAATGAATTAAGTCCGTATAGCCTACCTGTCTCCACCCTCGTCCACCTTCACTTACCGGTGATGTGTGCCAGCGCTTTATATCCGCGCTGCTCACCTCCCTACCCTCCGGTGTCGCTGTACAATGCAATACCAAATATTTCAATGTCGCCATCTGCTATCCTTTGTTACTCTCCGGCCTTATAGCCACTGCGCATTACCACGCCGGCATCCGACTTCTTCGGCATACAAATGAAATAATGGCGGAAGTTAATCTTGTTACGCTGATATTCCGGGTCTGTCGCAGCCTCGCTGTAATACATCTTTGTACTTCCCGTCGCCTTGAAAACTCGTGGTGTATAGAACGCAAACGAACACTGAAACTCTCCGGCTTCTACTGTCGCATCCACATCCTTCTTCTTGCCCGATTGATCATAAACAGGATTGCACCCATATTCATAAATCTCAAAGCCATATAGATTTCCAACCTTACCGGTGTTGCGATCAATATTATACTGCTCTCTGAATTTCTGGTCTGTCAGCAACAAGTCATTCACATGATCCGGACACAACACCAAACGACGGTTCTCTGTAGGAACCTTTAGATTATCCATCGCTCGCTTCATCTCCACAAGATCATTCACTGTCATTTTCAATCGTCCTGTAGACTCATCTCGCTCTCCACTAGTCGATAGCACCGGGGTCGTCTTTGTGTGAGATGTCGCGCACAGTGCATGCGCCGCTTTCTTAAACTTAGCATCGTTAATTGCATTCGCATGGCTCTCCTTCACTCGACTCATCTTGTCATATGTGATTGCATAAAGCTCATCATCTGTAATGGGGGTTACCTTCGTCTGAAACTTATCAAGACCAATGGCGATATCCTTGTCGTCAAGTGCCTGCAACGGAATCGGATATGTCGTATTGTTAATGATAACATCCGGGTCCACACCCACATCCACCAAGTGGATCACATCATTGTTCACTATCGACGATTGGTCCGGTACTCCGTCAAGCCACGAACCCGCCAGAAACTCTCGCAGTGTTTTTACCAACTCTCCTGTCCACACCTCTGCATACACGCCGGCGCGCAACGCATTCTCTGCCTTCGGCACAAAGCTCATCACCATGCCCACCGCTACCATCGCAGCAGCACATAGATTCGCATCTACCCCAAGCAGAATGCCCAAAGTGGCGCCGATGATAATATTTACCATCGTCGCAAATAAGATTCTTGTAATCTGTTTCATCTTTCTTTTCTTGTTTTTAAAGTTCACATTCATAGCCATATTCAGCTGCAAAAAGTCGCTTGTACTCCGCAGGATTCTCCTTGCGCAGTCGCATCAGCTCCGCGCCCGGAACCTCACTGAATTTCTTGTAACTGTTTGCTGCCGGAGTAGCACCCTCCCCGCGGCTCAGCGTTTCTGTCAATTTCACCTGCGGCGACATCGCGCCGAATGTCGCTTGCAATGACGCGATACCTATCTGCTTCCCAAGATTCACAAAATGTTCTCTCTTCTCCGCACTAATTTTCTTCTCACTGATCGCTCCATCCACCGCAGTCTCTATACCCGAAAGCTCAAGCTTCGCTTTCTCCTTCAGCAATTTCTCATTCTCCTGCTTCGCGGCTTGCAACTCTTCTAATTTCAAGTTAATCGCCGCCTCGTCTGCCGTCTCCGGCATGCCCAGCTTCTGGGCTAACGTCTTTAAGTCCATTTCTCTTTTCTTTTCTATGTTTTGTTTTAGCTTCGGCAACGGATATTCCCCCTGCCCAAGCGTGAATAATTTACCATCCTTGCGTAGCACTATTGCATCATCATTCGCGCCGATATCCACTACTGACACCTCAAACAGCTTGCTCTTTGTTATCGTCGGCGATGTCTGCCCAGCTACCACATATTCCGCAGCCTCGCTCATCTCTATGATGTCTATCCCTACGCTTACCATTTTCAAACTGCCGAATTCCCATTGTTTCTTGCATTGCTTCGACAAGTCCGATGCCTCATCAAACACAAGTTCTGCAGTTATCCCATCTGCATCTCCCTTGATATCTTTGAGATAACCTATCACCTGCCCTCGTTGATGCATATACAGCAACACCGGATTCTTCTCATACTGCCCAATATCCATGCCGGCAGTCAAGACTCGCGTACCATAGCTGTTTAGCGCATCACTCGTTATTCTTACTCTTTTCGCCATTGCGTCTTTTTTTTAAGTTCGCTGCAATATTACTGCTTATCAACCCCTCCCTCCAAAAATCTCTGCAACCATTGCACACTTCTCTGCAACCATTGCACACTTTTTTGGACTTCTACCCCCTTTCGCTTCATCTTTGCACATTATTAATCGCTCATTCGCATATTAAATATGACTAAAGCAGAATCTGAAAAGAAAAAAGAATTGGCGCGTGCCCTTTTTATGTCCGGCACGCCACAAGACGACATCGCCGACAAAGTCGGCATCTCGCGTGTCACCATATCCAAATGGTGTAACGCCGAAGGCTGGAAAGAAGCTCGTGCCGCGCGGCAAATCACTCGCCCAGAACTTGTCAACAAGCTCCTTTTGACAATCGATAAACTTATCGAAAAAGTCAACGCATCCGACGATACTGATCTCCTCGCCGGTCTCGGCGACAAACTGTCCAAGCTCGCAGCTGTTATCCAAAAACTCGACAAACAAGCCAATGTCGTCGATGCTGTTGAAGTTTTCATGACATTCAACACTTGGCTCACTTATCGCGCTAAAACCGACCCGGACGTTACCCCCGAGCTCATTAAAGCTATCAATAAATATCAAGATAAATTCCTCATCGAATCGATGGGTAAAAACTCTCTATCTTAATATGGCTGCCGGTATATCTGCTGAAACTCGCGCCGCATTGGAGCTTTGGCGCGAACATTGCAAGGAAGTCCAATCTCTCACTGAAGTTTCCTTAGGCGTCGCCAAGGAATCTCCTGCCGAACGCGACAAGCGAATCCTTCGCCTGTTAAACAATTACGCCTCTTTCTGCGAGTATTACTTCCCTCATTTCCTCACACTTCGCGATAAAACCACCGGCGATGCAATTCGCATCATCCACAACGCTCCTTTTCACAATAAAGCCGCTCTCAAGGTTAAAAACACTCCTAACCTTAAAGCCGTCTTCAAATGGCCTCGTGGTCATGCCAAATCTACTCACTTTGACATCTTTATCCCTCTATGGTTGATGTTCCAACCCAAGAGGCTCATCAACTTCATGGTCGTCGTAGGTAAGTCCGAAGATAGTGCTATCCGCCTACTCGCTGACATCCAAGCCGAACTCGAATACAACGCCAGAATTATCGCTGACTTCGGCGAACAGAAAAATCTCGGTTTCTGGACTGAAGGCTCTTTCAAAACCAAAGCCGGCGTCACTTTCCTCGCTTGCGGTCGAGGTCAATCCCCGCGTGGCCTGCGTGATCGCGAAGCTCGTCCGGATTACATCGTCATTGACGACTTGGACGACGATGAACTCTGCCGCAACGAAAAACGTGTCAAGGAACTTACCGACTGGGTAAAAGAGGCTCTCTTTGGTGCCCTCGATGTGGGTCGTGGCCGTTTCATCATGGTCGGAAACCTTATTTCCAAGAACTCCGTCCTCGCAAACCTCGCCGCTTCTCCAGCCGTCTTTGTCTCTGAAATCAAAGCCGTCGATGCTAACGGGAACCCGGTTTGGAAAGAAAAATGGTCTAAAGAGGAAGCCGATAATGTCCGACGTTTTATGGGTTATCGCGCTTGGGAAAAAGAAATGATGCACAACCCTATTAATGACGGCACTATCTTTCGACATGAATGGATTCGTTTCAAAAAAACTCTTCCTCTCCACAAGTACGATATGCTCGTATGCTACACTGACCCATCTTTCAAATCTACTACAGCTAACGACTATAAAGCCTGCCGCCTGTGGGGTAAAACAGGCCGCGAGCTCCACTTAATAGACACATACGTCCGCCAAGACACCGTCTCCGGTATGGTGCGTTGGCTTTACAATCTTTACGAATCACTTCCTAAAGATGTTGTCGTTTCTTTCTTTATGGAGGCTAACTTTATGCAAGACATCATTCTTGACGAATTCGCCGCCGAAGGTGATTGCCGTGGTTACCAGCTCCCTATTATGGCGGACACTCGTAAAAAACCGGAAAAAATTCAACGTATCGAGGCCATCTCCCCTCTCTGGGAACGTGGCTTTGTATTCTACAACGAAGCTCTGAAAGATTCTCCTGATATGCAAGTTGGTATCGACCAAACCTTAGCTCTCGAACGCGGCTCCCGTGTCCACGACGACGCCCCTGATGCCGATGAAGGCGCTATCTGGTTTCTCCAGCGAAACTCCCGTCAGGAACAATATAAACCCGTGGCGATTCATCGTCGCTCACCTAAAAACTCTTGGTAACATGTTTAATTTTTTCAAACGCTACATCTTCGCGTGGAAGTATAAACGTGCCGTAAAACAGGCTAACTCCCTAGCTGTCACTACCGGTTTACGCCACTATGTTATCTACATCAATGGCGATATTAAGGTGGTCCCTAAAAAAACTATTAAAGAACTTATTCATAGACGCAGATTCCGCAAAGGCGTTTCCATCGCCGATATCGAAAAATGCGCCCTTTTTGTAACTAAATAACCCATTATTATCATGTTTCTTTCTGATGAAGACTATAAAGTGGTTATTGGCGATGCCGCCCTGAAAGTTATCTCTCAAACTTCCGATGACAACCGCCGTAACGCCGAACTGGAAGCCATTGAGGAAATCTCCGGATACTTGCGCCCGGCTTTCGACACCAATGCTATCTTTGCCGCCTCCGGCAATGATAGAAATCGTCTCGTGGTCATGTACACAGCTGATATCGCCATCTATCACATGATCGCCTCACAGCCTCAAAAATTCGGCTCCGAGATTCGTAAGGAACGTTATGAACGCGCCATTAAATGGCTCGAAGGTGTCCAATCCGGCAAAATCATCCCCGATCTCCCGGCTCCTGATGATGATAACGATACCCCCGCTTTTGGCACATACTTCTCATCTCAAAAAAAACTACATCACAACTGGTAAGCATTATGGCTAAACATAAATACAAACATTCACCGGCTAGAGAGAATCTGTTGCACACTCCTTATGGCGATTTCAATCTCGCTAAAAAGGGCGACCGTCAACGTATGCAAGGCATTATTGCAGGTCTTCAGCTCACAACCGATGCTCTAACAAGAAAGGACATCGCCGATTGGCGCAAATCTTGGCAAATGGCTATCAACGTTGATAACCCCAACAGGCTCCGCCTTTACGACATTTACCGCGACGTCGAAATCGACGCTCACCTCTCCGGCTGTATTGAGCAGCGAAAAGGGTTTGTTCTCTCTCGCTCGTTCAAATTAGTCGATGCGTCCGGTAAAGAAAACGAAGATGCTCTCCACTATTTCGACCAGGAATGGTTCAAACAACTTCTTCGCTTCTGCCTCGATGCCAACTACTGGGGGCATTCTTTAATCGAACTCGGAGATGTCATAACTGATGGCGACGGTTGCCCATGCTATGACTGTGTGAGACTCGTCCCCCGAAAACACGTAATCCCTGAATACCACCGCTGTGTCCAAAACATTGGCGATGATTGGCAAAAAGGCATTGACTATCACCAATCCCCTTTCAATGATTGGCTTATAGAAGCCGGCGAGCCATCCTCTCTCGGCCTATTCCTCAAAGCCGCGCCTCACACTATCCCCAAAAAGAACGCCGCCTCTTTTTGGGACACTTTTGCCGAAATTTTCGGCCTTCCTATGCGTGTAGCTAAAACTACTACTCGCGACCCTAAAGAGTGGCGCCGTCTTGAAGACATGATGAACAACGCTGGAAGTATGCTTAGCATGATCTCCACCGGCGAAACCGAAATTCAATTCGTAGAATCCGGAAAAGGCGATGCCTTCAACGTCTATGACCGACGCATTGACCGCGCAAACTCGGAAATATCTAAACTAATCATCGGTCAGACCATGACCATCGAAGATGGCTCATCTCTTTCGCAATCGCAAACCCACCTTCAGGTCTTCGAAAATCTTGTCGAGTCCGACCGCGACATGCTGCGCGACATCATTAACAATCAGCTGCTCCCTAGAATGGTCGCCCATGGATTCCCTATCGATGGGCTCCGATTTGAGTGGGACGATGCCATTGACTATACTCCGGAACAGCAGCTCACATACGAAACCGCTATTGCCGACCGATATGAAGTCGATGGCAAATATTTCGCCGATAAATACAATATGCCTGTCGGTGAGCGCAGAAATGCTATCCCCATGGCGACGGATGATAACAAGGCAGACAACAAGACCGATCCGAACAAAACTAACAACGCTCACAATTTTTTCGACTAAGCCCTGCGGACTACGTAGGGCTGCACGACCGTTACCGCTCTATCATCAAGAACATCCCCGACGCTCTTATCGCCGGACGAAAGGAGTCTGAAGATGAAATCCGCAACAAGTTAAAGCCCCTTTTTGAGGGTATGATGAACGCTCTATTCCATCAAGAAGGCGCGCTCCTCGACATCAACATCCTCGCATCCGATGAAGCACAATCCTTCATCGATGCTCACGCGGCTGTCCTCGACTCTGCCTTCGAACATACCACTATGTCCGAGGCAATGCGCCGCAGGCTGCAGCGTTCCGACTATATTTTCTCCGGAATGAAAACATTCCATGAGCTTAACGAAGCATTCCCCTCCCTGCTCGATGAGAATGGTGATCGAAAATCATTCGAACGCTTTTTAAATGACGTTCAAAGCATAGACAAAACATACAATAGAAACTACCTCCGTGCCGAATTCAACTTCGTCCAATCTTCCGCTGTAATGGCTTCTAAGTGGGAATCTTTCATGGAAGATGGCGATAGATATAATCTTCAATATCGCACTGCCGGCGATGGGAAGGTGCGTCCTGAACACGCTGCTCTACATGGCGTAACTCTCCCCCCATCCGACCAATTTTGGACCGAATTCTACCCTCCAAATGGGTGGAACTGCCGCTGCACTGTCATTCAAGTCCGTAAATCAAAATTCCCCACTACCGACCATCAAGAAGCTATGGAGCGTGGCAATGAAGCTCTCCAAAAAGACACTAAGGGCATTTTTCACTTTAACCCCGGTATTGAACAAAAAACAGTCCCGGATTATAATCCCTATACTATCCGCCGTTGCCGGGATTGCGACATCGCAAAGGGGAAACAGTCGCTTGCGAAATCCTTCATCCCAGACAATGAACTCTGCGATGCTTGCCGCGTGGTGAGAAACTTCACGCAAAATCATGATACTAACCAAAAGTATTATGAGCAACTTAAAAACAATCCCGATTATCACAGTGTGGAGTACGACCCTGAAAGTGGTGGCGTGAAAGCAATTCATAATGGCCACATCACTCATTCATCTGCGAAGGAACCCACTTTCTTTGGTAATGAAAAGCTAACTTCTACTGACTTGGAATTGCTTTGTCAAGATGCATTATTCAAAAAAGGTTATCGATGCATCCTTTTAAATGAAAGTAAATTTGACACTTCCGGCAAACAATTGCCTCAATTGGACACCGAAACAAATGGCATTCTTATGGATATTCGAGCAATTACAGACAAAGGCAAATCAACCATTAAGAATGCTCTAAACACAAAGAAAAAACAATTAAAAAATTTCAATGCAAAGACTGGAGCCGACGCCCATGCCGTAATCCTTTATTTCCACGATGCTTCATTCTTTGATGAAAGCCAAATTATGTCCAGATTGGGAACAACGCTCCAGGAAGTGGTATGTGTATTTAGAAATGGAGAGATTAAAAAATACAAAAAAGACCGACCCTTATGAGCCAGCCTTTAAAACCCAGGCTACAGTGCAATACTCTAGCCTCCTTAGGTTTCTGTCGCAAAGGTAATAATAATTTTGCTTATTTCAATATTATATGAGAAAAAATTTTGCTCTATATCAATGGTTTCGACTTAAAGCTCATAGCCCTCCCTCCCATGACTATATGTTTTATGTTAATTTATTGCGTATCTTTGTAACATCTTTGGTAGAGTCGCTCAATAGGCCGTGTGGTCTATCGCGGCAACAACAACGCGAATGCGAATGGCGGCGTGTCGTACACGAATGCGAATAACGATGCATCGAATACGAACACGAATGTCGGGTCGCGGCTCGAATTCTTTTAATCGGCGTACAGCTCCGGGGACGTGTCCCCATTGCGGTGCCGAGAGCGACAAGCCACGGCAACAGCACCCCCGGGTGGAAAGCCGAAAAATCATGGGATGAGTAGGGTTTGGTAGGCCTCCGCTCGAAAAACCTGGACTCAACAGAAGGAAGGCTCCTTGAGCCTATTGTTTTTATCACTATTATAGCCTATGCGCCGAGAAGGTCATATCATTGAAGAAATTGTTGCATACCCTAATATGTCTCAATCTTTCGACCAAGTCCTACGTGGCTCTGCCCGTAAACAAAGCCGACAGGGTCGTTACCTACTCGCGCATCGTGAAGAAGTTATCGCTGATCTGACCAATCGCATCAGCAATGGCTCCTACTCTATCCAAGGCGGATATAGAGAACGCACTATTATTGAAGGTGGAAAAGAACGGCACATCCAAGTTATTACTATGAAAGACCGTATAGCTTGCAATGCCATTATGACTATCGTTGACGAACACCTTAGACGTAGATTCATCCGTACTACTTCGGCTAGCATTAAAGAGCGCGGTATGCACGACCTTAAGGCTTACATCGAAAGAGACTTACGTGAACACCCGGATGAAACTCAATACTGCTATATGTTCGACATTAAAAAGTGCTATGAGTCAACCAGTCAATCTAAAGTTATGGAGGCTGTAAGAACTGTATTTAAAGACCCAAAACTGATAGCCATGCTTGACCGTTTCATCACTATGATGCCTCAAGGTCTTAGCCTCGGCCTTCGGTCATCTCAAGGTCTCGAAAACCTCTTACTTTCCATTCATCTTGACCACCCTCTTAAATCTCAACACCGCATTAAACACTACTACCGTTACTGTGACAACGGTCAGGTGTTGATGCCTTCTAAAAAAGAGTGTTGGGAGGCGCACAATCTTATTCATTCCCTCTTGGAACCGCTGGGCTTTGTGATTCACCACGAACGGGTATTCCCCGTTTCCGAAGGCATCGATGCACTAGGATATGTCATATATCCCGATCATGCCCTCATTCGTAAGCGGATTAAACAAAAATTCGCCCGTAAGATGTCCGAAGTTAAAAGCCGTAAACGCAGAAGTGTCCTCGTCGCATCTTTCTACGGTATGGCTAAGCACGCTCAGTGCAACACGTTGTTTAATAAATTAACAGGCAAAAAAATGAAATCTTTTAAAGACTTGAACGTTTCCTACAAGCCCGAAGACGGCAAGAAACGTTTCCCGGGTGCGGTGGTTAGCATCCGCGAGTTGGTAAACCTTCCCATCATTGTCCGCGACTTTGAGGTAGGCGTTAAAACCTCTCAAGGCGAAGACCGTTGTGTCGTCTCTATTGAGCACAACGGCATCGACAAAAAATTCTTTACCAACTCTGAGGAGATGAAAAACATTCTCCAGCAAGTGAGTGATATGCCTAACGGTTTCCCCTTTGAAACCACCATCAGAGCTGAAACCTTTGGCAAAGGTAAAACCAAATACGTTTTCACATAATGAATAGAATTCAAGGAAACCCACAATCTGCCCCTATCGAATGTATCAACCCCGTTCGTAGCAAATGGCGCGTCCGTTGGGACTTCCAATCCGATGACAATGGTAACGGTTCTTTTATGGAACAAGAATTCGACCATAAACCATCTTTGGACGAAATCAAGGCCGTTGTTATTGAATGGTGCAATAATAACACCGACAACAACATCCTTTCAGGTTTCTCTTTCGATGGTCACCCGGTTTGGCTATCGGAAACTAATCAGCTAAATTACAAACGTGAATATGACCTCGCCGTACAAACTAACGGCGCAAACCTCCCGGTCACTTTCAAATTCGGAGACGACCAAGAGCCTTTCTACTACTCTTTCAACTCTCTTGAATCCCTTTCTGACTTCTATACCCAGGCAAGTAGCCACATTCGCAACGCCATCTCTGCCGGTTGGAAACTCAAAGATGAATTTGATTGGGATAAATACCAACTCTAAAATTACCCTTCGGGGGTAGGTATAAAAAATGCCCCCGGCCTGTTAATAGTCGTCTCACTTACTCTTAACAACCCACAAGGGGGGAAACTCGCCGGGGGCATTATGCCTTTCTCGAGCTTCCTCCCTTGTGGGTTGTTTTTGTTGTTGAATAAGTGAGACACTGCAAAATTAAGCATTTTTATTAACATGACAATATTTGAAATACTGAATTTTAACAAAGAACTAATCAACCGACTTAGGATTGCCGGCATCCGCCTCGATGACACTCTTTACATCGACCTATTCGCCGACTATCGCAAACTCGTCAATAATGGTGACAAAGTCTCTTATGCTGTCGCCATCCTCGCAGACAAATACAACATTAGCGAACGTAAGGTATATTCCATCCTCCGCCGTTTCAAATCCGAGTGCACTTTCAATGCAGTGTAATTATTATCGCTCACGCTGAATTCTTCCTCGATGCACCCTATCTTTGCGCCTGTTTTATAAAATAGTAAAATTATGGCTTCTAAATTATACCTATCCGCACCTCTTCCTTTCGTAGGTCAAAAACGCATGTTCGCTCGTCATTTCATGGATGTTATTCAACACTACTCCGACGACACCATTTTCGTGGATCTTTTCGGCGGCTCTGGCCTCCTGTCTCACATCACCAAACACATTCATCCAAATGCGAAAGTTATATACAACGACTTCGACAACTACCGAAAACGCATTGATAACATTCCTAAGACAAATGCCCTGCTTGATAAAATCAGACCAATCTCCTCCCGTTTCGACAGGCACAAGGCTATCACCGGCGACGCTCGTGATCAAATCTTTGATATCTTGAGGCAGGAGCTAAAAGACAATGGTTATATCGACTTCATCACCATATCTTCATCACTTATGTTCTCGATGAAATACAAACTCTCCATCGATGAAATGAGCAAGGAAACTCTTTACAACAATGTCCGAAAAGAAAGCTATCCTTTTTGCCAAGACTACCTCTCCGGTCTTGAAATCACTTCATGCGACTATCGTGAACTGTTCGATAAATACAAAGACAATCCTAAGGTAGTGTTTATCGTTGACCCTCCATACCTCTCCACCGAGGTGGGTACTTATAGAATGCATTGGCGCCTGGCTGACTACCTCGATGTCCTTTCCGTTCTGTCGGGACACAACTTCATTTACTTCACCTCCAACAAATCTTGCATCACCGAACTATGCGACTGGATGCAACGAAACCCAAATCTTGGAAATCCTTTTGCCAACTGCATTCGGAAAGAATTTAATGCCCACATGAACTACAGTTCGTCATACACCGACATTATGATATACTCCTCTCCCGATATCGCCGCTTGAGCCTTCCTTTAATCCTTATAACGCCAAGAGACCGCCTACCCTATATGTTGACGGTCTCTCTTATTACAGCCCCACACAGCCAAACTAAATCGCTATTATGCCCTTGTATTGATACACCTCGATATTCTCAAGTATATCCTCATGATTATGGTTTGTATGGCTCTCAATGAGCGCAACGGAGTAGTAGCAGTCCCTTTCTGCCATCCCCTCTATCGCTTTCCTTACTATTTCGGGAAGATCAAACACACTCAACGCATCATCCCGATTATCACTGACCGTTGAGGCCGAACCTACCCAATCCGTCACAATATGTAGCTTTATAGTAGACACGGTTCTCAAATATCGCTCCTTGGTGCGACTCCATACTATCGGGTCAAACTCGACAAATACTGCAGGTCGTTCCCAATTCTCTTCCTGTTCTATAAATTCCACGTTCCGGTTCCATAAATCTACATATCTTATCGCACCGGTTGCCATTAGCCTTGCGCTGATGGCCTCGTATAGTTCCTTTCTCATATCTCTATATGGTTTAAATATTCTGTTATATTCTCCTCGATAATCTCCCGTACTGACTTCTCTACTTCAGGTGAAACTCCAAGGAATTGCCTCTTGGGAATTTTTATTGTTCTCCCCACCTTCATCAATGCCATAAACTTCCAAAATTCGGCTTCCGTGGATAACTGTACGGTGCGCTTATCCTTCCTCAGGCTTCCATCCTTCCTGCGTCCAAACGAACCGGTACAGTCATAATACCGATACCAGAAATACTTCTTCATCTTCTCGGTCACTTTTATCTCGCCTCCATCATTATGAATGGACGCATACGGCAAGTCTGATTGAAACACGATGCTACTACCCGATATCCGGCTCTTTACACTTCTTCTCAACTGTCCGGTATCAATTAGTGTTGAACCTCCTTGGCGCGTCGGGCTCTTGCGCCTCGCCCACTGCTCAGTGAAAAACGCCTGACGCTCAAAATTCTTGTCAAACTCATCACTCAATTCTACCTGTATATCTCGTAGAATCTGCTTTATTATGACATCTATATCGTTACTCATTACTGCTCAAAATCAAACAATGTGGGATAGCTATTTATGGTATTGATAAAGCGTGGCGAGAGCGGAGCTTTCAATATGTTATAGAAAGTCCGCTCACTGATTCCATAAACCGGATATATGTACCGCCGCCATATTTCCCTGTTCGGTACTCCTTGTTTGGCATAACGGTCATATATCCCGTTTATCTCTTTTACTCGCTTTTCGTAGCTTACGCCACGCCTTTTCTCTGTCATTGGCTTATTTGCCTTCTTTTAAGGGTTGATATGGTTCTATCTTGAGCTTCATTACGCAGCTCACCTTTACTCTGCCGCTACCTTGGCATTGCGGGCAATCTTCCTTGTCAAGTTTCGTGAAGTCTCTAGGCTCCAATGCGTCACCTCGCTGTCTTCTGACAATTTCGCCCGTGCCGTGACATCTACGGCACAGGGCTACTTTTGCTTCTTTCTTAACTTCCCTTTCCATGTTCATTCCACATCGGTCATTGATAAGGGAATGTTTATCCATGCCCCGTTCTCTCCCTTATATTGGGCGCGAACGAAACGCTTTGTCGTGGTCGGCTGATAGCTCTCCTCGATGATGCGTACACCCTCAAGGAATACGTCGTTGCCACTATCTTCCGCCATCTTGCGTAGCTGCAACACTCGGCTCGCCTTGATTGAACCGGTGCTGTCCTTAGCCAACAGGCGCAACACGGCGTTCACTAGCGCCTTCGTGTCATCATCCTTAGCCAATCCCTCGATGTATTGCTTTACCATCGCAACGCCCTCGTTGACGGTGTCGCGGTAGTTGTCAATAGCATTCACTCCGAGGATGATGCGCATAGTGCCCTCGGTGTTCGTGAACTGATGCGAACATTGATCATCCTTGGCAAGTCCGAGCACCTCCGACTTCATATTCAGAATGGTATTGAAGTTGCCATAGACAGTCTCCTTGACGGTCTTGATGCTTTCGCTCAGCTCGCGAAGCACCGGTATGGCGGTGGCCACTTCTTCATCTACCATCTTGGCGTAGTCAGCGCGCTGCTGCTTGCGTAGCTCTGCTGCCAATCTCTTCTCTCGTTCGGCTTTAAACGCCTCGAATTCCGCACGCTCTTCGGCGGTCATTTCTACGGTTTCTTTCATTGTTGTTTTTTTATTGGGTTAATTCTATTCGTTGAAATCAATATCATCGTATTCTTGTAACTCTGCTTGATTATTAGCCCACTCTCCAAGTTCTCGCATGAACTCTATGTAGGCCTCTGTTTCAAGACTGTCTGTCATCTCTTTGATGTACTGCTTTACATCATTCATCGTCTGCCTCATGCCTTCGCGCTCGTTACGGTTACCAAATACGTGACGGATTGTTTTGCTGACTCTGCGCTCTGATGCTTCAATCCTCCATGATTCTGTATGGCTCGAAGCTTCTTCTGTAATCTCTCAAGTCCCTCTATATTGAGCTTGGAGAATTCCTTGCCGGCGATGCGTGGATGCCTACAGAAATCATTTACTCGAGCCCAATCCGTTGTGTCTATGCCCATGTGCTGCATTAGCTTCAGACACTGGCTCCGTTTCTTCTTACGCTGTTCTGCGATGCCGGTCAGCATCTCTATTGCCTCACAGCACTCGTTGTATTCCTGTCGAGTCATCTCGCGGAGACTATCTGTGCGGTTCGCTGTGTATGAGGCAACGAGTGTCCGCTTGCATTCCTCTCGGTCGCCACCACAATTCAGTCTGTTGAACGCGGTGTAAAACCTTGAAAAATTTGTTACTTCTTGTACCATATCTCTATTCTTTTTGTGTTGGTATCCACTCTATCGTTACCATCGCGTCAAGCTCGCCTTTCCCTTCACACACCGGACATGGCTGCTTTTCCGCTCCTCCGGGCTTATCGGCTCCCCAAAAGTATCCGGCTCCGTTGCAATATCTACACACATGCCCCGGACTATAGATACCTTCGACCATCTCTCCAATTGAGGATGGCTCTATTTCGATGTAATGTTTCTTCTCGCTCATGGCTATATGTTATTTGTTGTTTTGAGTATTCCTGACTCCCACACCTTGAAACAAACTCCGGGTTCCGGAATGAAGCGCCCTTGGCAGATGGCTTGATAGCCGATGACGCGCACCTTTACTCCTGCCATATATTTTAATCGCACCGCCGGCTTACCCATCGGTCGTCCCTTATCCTCTTGCGAGATGAATAAGAAGCTCTTCCTTGGAAACATCTCCGTCAGCGCCTCTGCTTGGGGATACGTCCATTCTGCATATTGAAAGCTGTCTATGATTACGAAGTTCGGACTCTTAGGTCGCTTTAGGCGTTCTACAACATCTTCATAGGTGTCACTGATTGCAACCCTGAATTTCCCTTGCACTTCGCTCATGCGGAAACGCTCTATGCGTGTCTGAAACGATTGGCTGACACCCTCTTCATAGCTAAGGTACAACACCGTGCCATACTTACATAGCTCGCGCGCCAACTGCATTACAAAACTACTTTTTCCCGATGCACTGGCTCCGCTGATAAACCACGTCTCATTAACGGTAGGTGTCCCGAATGCCGCTGCCCATTCGCCTGTCCATGGTAGCGTCTTATAGGTCTTCTTCAGTATCTCTCGTGGGCTGTATGCTCTCTTTGCCATTGATATTATGATTGGTTAGTCTTTGGTTCTGGATGTCTACTATCGCATCTTCAGTTTCTCTATCTCGGTATATACGCGGCGCAAACCTCCGGCGCTCTTCCGTACCAAGGTCGGAATATCTGTTCCCTCCGGAGCATTGACCTTCGCTACTACCCTCGCCTGTTCCATCAAGAAGCGTTCTCGCTCTTTGCCATCATCGGGCGTGACCTTGCTGTACCTGTCACCGTAGCGACTGAGCATCTCTGTGTAGCCCACTTTCTTGCATTCTATCGAACGGTTGATTTTCTCTTTCAAACCATCCGCACCCATCATGTACCATGCACAACAACGCTCTGTTGCATTCCACAACGCCTTTAGCTCCAGAAATGCCTCGTATTGCAAATCCCCAGCTTCATCAAGTATGATCATCGGCGTTTGGATGGAACGTAGGTAATAAACCAAATCATCATACACATCAGAATAGCGGCCTTTGCTGTCAACACCGAACTCGCCGGCTATCTTGCGTATCAGCTTCAATTTCGTCTTTACCTGTGAGCAGTCTATATAGACCACATTTGCATGGTTGGATACATAGTGGCGCGCCGTGAAAGTCTTTCCTATATTCGGCATATCGCACATGATACCACTTAGCCCGCTCGCCTGACACAGCTCTAATTGCGCAGTAATGAATTGAAAGGTCGCTGTCTTTGCCGCTTTCCATTCTATCTCTCCTCTTAGGCTTACGCCCAACTTACGAGCCACACTGATCCATGCGCCATCACTCATCTGGCGCTCTGTATTGCCATTTCTTAAGGCACTATAAACACTTGTGCTTATACCCAACGATGCTGCATGCTTTGCATCACTCGGATAATTGGCGCGATTCGCCTTTATCGCACCTAAAATCTTATTCTTAATGTCCGTTGTAATCATTTTATTACACTGTTTTAATGTTATTCTAAAGGCTTTCGACTCCGGCACTCACATAATCTGATATCTCATATAGCACCATATCATCTTTTATTTCCACTGCAGTGCCTTCCGCTTCTTCTGCTACCAATTCCGGCGTATGACTATGCTCTATAATCCCTACCCGATCTATGGCATTTTCGTTTATATAATTACTGAATTCGGCAAGCTTTTTGCGCTGCGCCACAAAGGTAGCTTTGTCTTCCTCGGTTTGCTCTGCTGTCGCCGTATTATAGGTGCCAACATTTTGCAGCTTGTCTATCAGCATATCATTTTGGAAGATGTAAACATCTGTGATCTCTCCGGTTTCATCTGTTAGATAGTAGGCATCCACCTTGTAGTTGTTTGGTGCGAGCTTCTCAAGTACCGAAGTCTTGCTGAGCCACCAATCTGTATATGACACTCGGCAATAGCTGTTTCTGCGGATGGTCGTGCTGACATGCTCTCCAACATATCTCGCTATCATCGCTTTATCAAGAGGGGCAAGTGTCGGATTTATATTCGCCTCCAGCACTTGCCATCGCGTCATGCCGGGATACTTCTTCTGATTGGGATGTAGCGAATTATTGAATTGTCGGATATCCTCTATGTCATCAGCGATAAGCTCATCCCATGAATAATATTCTTTTTCTACATAGGTATCGTTCAGCTCATCAAACACCTTCTTACTCTCGGTGCGATATTGACGGCTCTTTGCGTAAAAACGCCCGATACCAATGTGATTCCGGTGTTCTATACTGCGTTTCTTGGCATTGTTGAAATTCTCCGCTCTCTTCTCTTGCGAATTCATTGG